CCTTAACCAAATTAATAATGGTTATGAACAGGTTTGCTATCATACTCCAAGCTGATTTAGCTGCTTCAACAAGGAAGCCCCATGCCGCTGACCAATCACCGTTGATGATTGCAATAACAAAGCCAATAAGACTCACTATAAAATTCACAGCACTTAATACTGCCTGAATAAAGGGTCCGAGTGCCTGTATGATTCCATTTAAAACACCAACGGCTATTCCCATAACTACAGCAAGTGCCACACCAATGGCAATAAACACAGGCTGTAGAAGTGTCCATAGCTGTTGAAGCACTCCCCAAAGTGAGAAAATCAAGGTTTTTATTTGCTCCCATATCGGAGTCAGGTAGCTTGCAAACTGTGCAAAGGATGCAAAAAGCTGTGCCAATATCGGCTGAATGAAAGCAAGAATTCCGTTAAATATACCGACTACGGTATCAAATATCTGCTGCCCATAGGTGTTCCAAAAGCTCCAGATACCTGTAACCACATCACTCACGATTTTGAATATTGTTTGTAGCACTGGTTGAATTACTGAAACCAATCCATTAAAAACGGTGCTTACTACAGTACCGATTCTGTAAAAGGCTGTCTCCCAGCCGCCTGCCATTGCACTGGGATCACCCGTACCTTTAAACCCATCAATGAAAAGTTTAAAAGCTTTTACTGCATTTGCTGCAAAGCTCTTTAAAAAGTTGAGAACACTACCAAATACCTCTGTGAATTTCGCTTTAATACCGGGTAAAACCTCAGCCACTTTGCCCTGAATAAAATCAAGCACCTTTTTGAAGGTTGCTCCTAGCTGTCCCCATATGGCTAGTACCGAACTTTTGAAGTCCTCATTCGTGTTCATCAACCAGATAAATCCAGCTACAAGTCCTGCAATAGCTACAATAATAAGTCCAATGGGTGATGCAATAAATGCAATGACTCCTGCAAGCACTGACAGTCCCGAAGAAAGTCCACCCAATATCATGAGTAAGGGTCCGACTGCTGCAACTGCCGCTAATATAATTGTGACCCACTTTCGTATTTCAGGATTAAGCTCCATGTATTTATTAACAAGGATTGTGGCTTTGTCAGCAAGTTGCTTTAATATAGGAAGAAAGGCTTTGCTTGAAATAATCTGTAGAGTTTCAATAGAACCTTTTAACTGCTCCAATGCGCCTTTAAGATTATTCATCCTCTCCGCCGCAACATCAGCAGCAGTAACCTTGCCCATCTCTGTCTGCATCTTGCTTAACCCATCCGCACCCTCTTTATATAGGATGTTTGCTGCACGAATTGCATCCGAACCGAACAAGGTCTCCATTGACTGAAGCCTTTGTGCATCGGTAAGATCTTTCATGCTGCTCTGCAGTAGCCCTGCAATTTCAGCCATCCCTTTTAATTTACCCTGTGCGTTAAAGAAGGCACTTGTTCCTTGTTCTGTGGTAAGTCCCAGCTCTTTAAACAGCTTTGCTTGCTTGTCGGTGGAGGGTTGGAGATTCATAAGCATAGTTTTAAGTGAAGTACCAGCATCTGAACCTTTCAAGCCATTTTGTGCAAATACAGCCAATGCTGTACTGGTATCCTTAAATGAAAGTCCCACTGCACTTGCGACTGATGCACAGGCTGAAAGACTGAATTTCATTTCCGAGACACTGGTTGCAGAAGCATTTGCAGCACCTGCAAGAATATCTGCCGCCTGCGATACATTCAAGCCATCTGCCCTGAAGGAATTTAAAACAGTGGATGCAATTTCAGCAGCATCCGCAAGTTCAAGTTCACCCGCTGCCGCTAGTGACAATGCACCTTTTAGTCCACCACCCATGATGTCCGTAACACTTACACCAGCCTTGATAAGTTCTTCAATACCCGATGCAGCCTCTTTTGCTGAATACTTAGTTTCTGCACCCATTTTAAGTGCCAAGTCCTCAAGCTGTTTCATTTCATCGCCTGTAGCACCTGAAACCGCTTTAACACTACTCATTCCAGCTTCAAAATCTGCACCAGCTTTTAAAGAAGCAGCTGCCATACCTGCAAGTGGAAGAGTTAATGCCATTGACATTGTCTTCCCAGCACCTGAAAGCTGTTTGCCCACATTAGCCATTGTGTCCTGTGCTTCCTGTAAACCTTTTTTCAGACTACCAATATCAGCGGTAACCTTCACCACAAGATTCCTTATAACTGCCATCCGTCCACCTCCTTTCCAAGCAGCAAAAAGGACTTTACCATGGTCCGGTAAGCCTTTTTTGCTTTGCTATATTTATCAATTCCTCTTTTGTCAGCACCTTTTTCTGTGACTTTGGTTTCCTTTTCTTTAATAGGCTTTCAAGCTTTGGTAGCTTCTTGGCACGAGCAAACGCCTCAATATGCCAAGCATGGTAGAGTAGATCATTGGTTTTACGTTCTTCTCTTGCCACGAAACTCTCAGCCATCAGATTAAACTCAAAAGGTGTTAGTCTCCAGAATTCATCTGGTGAAAGTCCCATTACACCGACAGCAACCTTTAGGAGTCTTTCCCAGTCCCAGTCTTCTCCTTCTCCTTTGCTGCTGTCGGCTTTTTCCCGTTTTTTCTTCCAAACGCCTCTGTCATCGCCTCACCCAATTTTTCAGCCACTGTGTTAATGTCTGAATAATCGTCAATTAGTTCTCCAACTCTTTCAGGCGTGAGGTTTTTATCCTCGTGGAACAAGCCTGCATAAATAATTGTCCTCATATCCTTAACGCTGATATTATCCAAGTCAAGCTTACTGATTGGTTTTCCAATCATCTCTTCAACACGCACCAGCGCATTAAGACCAAATCGCAGGCTTCTTGGTTTATCTAATTCTAAGGTCACACTTTGTTTTGCCATTTTTGATTACCCCTCCCGATAATACAGAGCACCAACACCCTGTATCTCAATTGATTCATTTACTACATCATCCACCGGAGCTTCAACGCTATCTGAGTTTATAATCCCATAGCCCTCGTAGCGAGCCTTGGAGCCTGTGGTATCGATATAAAGAGCAAGTATAACCTCCTGTCCAAGCCTTGAAAAGAACTCTTCGTCACCCCAGTAACTTTCAGCAGAAGCTGTAAATTCTTTTATTGCAGTGATGAATTCCTTCCACCCATTTGACATAAAGGTTGTGGTCTCAGGTGTTTCAATACCTAATTCAGCAGACCAATTAAAGAAGCCGCCATGTTGAGTAACAACAAGAGAGCTTCCGCTTACGACCACCTCATCCGCTCCATCTTTCGCCTCTTCAAAGACAATCACTCCGCCACAAGATTCTATGACAAAGCCCACCGTCTGTATTTCACCATTCAATTTCACAGTAACTGAAGAGTTTTTGTCCCAGTACCGTTTTGTGCTATCTACTATTGTGAAACGTAAAAGGCTTAAATCTGATGTGGTGGCTTCATCAATAAAGGCTGCAGGTACAGCTTCCGTCTGTATGAATACACCACCTACCTTACCAGCAATTTCTCCCATCTAAATCCACCTCCTATGAATAAGCCAATGCGCCATTACCTTGAAATTCAATAGAAATGGTCACAATGTCATCAACCGGATCCTCTACCGACAGACTTGAAATGATCGCCTGACCGCCATAGTAATTAGTGCTGTTGACATACAACTTCAAGTCCACCTCTGTTCCATTAAGGAACGCATTCTGTAGTGCAGCCTGTCCATCGGTGTCAGTGTGTACGTTATAAGCACCTTCTGCACTTGCTGACCATTCCTTAAGTCCAGCAATAAAATTCTTCCACTCATCACCAAAAGCAGTGGTCTCTAAGGTATCCAACCCAAGTTCCAGAGACCAGTTATTCAGTGCTGATACTGCATTTACTCCAAGCATTACCTTTCCTTTTTTTCCTGCTGTTCCAGCCATTCTTATCACACCCTTTCTTCATAATGAAATTGAAAATCCATATGGTTAAACCAACCACTTGTGTCTGGTTCATAACCTTCGATCTCGCCCAGTAATAAAACGGCACCGATGTCAATCCCATCAGTGCCGCCCATTATACCTGTGAAGTTTTGAAGACTTAGCCTTATTTGTTCTGCCAGTACCTTACATTGTGCATAGCTTTCTGCTCTTGAGGTTATCTGAAACACTGGTGTTGTATAACCCGTATCTCCCTGAAGGGAATGCAGCCTTTCGCCTGATATTTTTTGATAAGTTACTGCTGGTAACAAGCATTTTTGTGGCAACATTAGCGGATACACTCTTGCAACAACAATAGCTTTTACCCCAGTAAAATTAATTAAATGTTTATATAAGGCTTCTTCAAACATCCCGTCACCTCGCTTTACCTACTGCACGACTGAGTTCGCTTGTAAC